AGGATCAGCAAAACCTGGACCTGAGCCCAATCCAAAATTACCTCCAGGCCCAGCAAGATTGGCTGCTGACCCGTATTTACTAGCTGGCGCACCCCCGCCAGAAACAGGCGAAAAGAAACTCATAAACAGGTTTACTGCCTGCATCTTGATTTGAGCCGCAATCATTTGTGCAGCCATATCCAAGAAGTGATCTGCTGTGCGTTGGAACAGATTTGCTAACGCTTCACGGGCAGTCATGCTTCCTGAAACAATTCCCTTGAATGACTCACTAAACGCTCCACCAAGTGTTTCAGCAAGTCCAATTATTTGTTGTACTGGATCGTTTAAATCGTTGAGCTGCCCTTGAAGATTGTCTAAATACTCTTGCAAGCGTTCACGGTCACTCTTGGGGGCTAACGCTTCAAGAATTGCCCCTTCAGCGTCTTCTTTTTTGCCTGGAAGTTTGCCAATTTTGTCTAAAAGGTCGGCTAAACCTTGGTTTAAATTATCCAGTTCTTTACCTGAAGCTCCTCTTGCTTTTGCTTCTAAAATTGCTGCTTTAGCAACGTTAACTGACAGATCTAACTGTTCTTTTAGTTTTTCAAAATTGCGATCTAACTCTAGTTGTTGTTTTTTAAGTTCAACAGCTTGCTTAGCCGCAGCAGGCGTGCTGCCGTTTCTAATTAACTCGGCATATTCACGCTCAAACGCAACCTTATCCTTATTCTTGCTGATAATGCTATCTAGTTGACTGTCAACTCTGTCGAAAGCCTTAGTAGCACGTTCTATTTCCGTATTGGCCGTTTCAACTCGTCGATCGATAGCGCGTTGCTTTCTTTCGTCCTCTCTCTTCGCTTTTTTATTAGCCATGTCAACACCTCTTGCTGCTTTCTGGCTGGCTTGATCAGCGGCCTTGTCTGCTGCTTCTTGGGCTTTAGTTCTCCTGCTGGTAAGTTCAATTAGTTTATTTTCAAACTCCGTAGCCGCTACGTCCAACTCTCCTCTGCGGACTCTATCGCTTACTGGTTCTCCAGCTTTTTCAGCCTCATTAAAACGTTGTTCTATCTTGTTTGTTTTAGTCGTAAGCTCCGATAAAAGTAACTGTCTTTCTGCTGCAAAAACTTGTTCATTGAGCAAGTCCCTGTTCCCTTCTAAAATTGTTCTTTCAGCCCTCAGCTCAACAGTTGTTTTTCTAAGAGTCGCTAATTGCTTATTGGCCAGTTCATCCGCAATTGCGGCATTCTGATTCCCTGACTCTCTTAATTCAATATCTTTCTGTCGTGCAGCGATTTGGTCTATTAATTCGCCGGTTCTTTTTACATCTCCTTTGTTAATTGACTCTTGCCTTAGTTTTTCAAGCCTAACCGTTTCAGGGTCTGTACTAGTTTTACCTTTTTCCAGTAAACGCTTGCGCTCGACTGCTGCAGAAATCTTTTTAAGAATACCTGCTTGGTTAATCAAAGCAGCAATTCCTCCCAGCATAAGTGACGTTAATTTGTTAAATTCATCGCCAATTTCGTTCATGTCCTCGCTGAACACTCTTAAATCATTAACGGCCTCAATTCCTATAACGGTCGCCAAACGGTTAGTAGCTACTTCTAGAGCCCTTTGGGCGCCTAGTTGCTCTTCAATAGCCCCAAGCATTGCTGAAAACTCAGAACTGCCCTCACCAGCGGCTGCAGCAATAGCGTCTAAATCCGCAGTTAAAGGATTTAACGCGGCTCCTAAGTCAGCCGCTTTTGAAACAAGCTGATCGACTGTTGCACCCAGTTGGGTTCCAATAAGTGACAGACCAAAGCCAAACTCTCCTCCAAGCATTCCTCCACCAAAGCCACCTGCTGCACCGCCGAAAGCAGCACCTGCCCCTTGGCCAAATAAAAGCGGGAATGCGCCACCAATTAACGCACTACTGGCAGCACTTCTGAATTTTTGAGAACGCTCAGCAGATCTTTCGGCTGCACGTAAAGCAGCAGGGCTACCCGGAATACCTACCGCCCCATCAACAGGGCTGGTTTGGCCGGTAAGCCTTACAGCTTCACCTGCTGCTTTTTTTCTTGCTTTGTCAATGTCCGCTATTGCAGTTAGCTCTGCATTTTTTCTAAGACCAAGGCTCTCCATAAACCTTGCTGCATCTTTTTTATCGTTCTCTATTGCTTTTTTAAAAAGATTATCTTGAAGTTCGTTTTCAATTCTAAATTCTTCTATAATATTATCTATTTCTGCGTTTCTAATTTTACGGTCAAGGTCTAGCTTAATTTGACCAATCTCAAGAGCATATTTTCGTTTTGCATCTGCAATTTTTACTTCTGCAGCAGTTTCACGCGCTACCATTTGGGCAAGCGCCCGTTGCCGTCCTACGGCTGGATTAAAGCCTTTAGGCAGCTGTGGTCCGCCGGGAGCGTCTGCAGCCCCAAAAGGCTGTTCTCTTACTGTTTGGCCTGCAAGTCGAGCAGCTCGAAGCAATCTTCCCTGTTCTTTTATTGCAGCATTAGCTTGACTTTGAGCTTGAAAAAATTCTTTTGCTGCAGTAGCTGCTTCTTCAGTGTTTAACGCAACATCGTTTAAATTCTTTTTTGCGTCACTTAATGCTTTATTAAAATTAGCGATAGAGCCAGGAAGCACCTTCCCGGTCAGGCCTGCAAATGTAGTAAAATTAGTATTTATTTGTTCAATTTTTGATGCAGTATCTTTTAACTTGCTAGAAAGTTGCGTAACTGCCTGACTATTCTTGACCGCAACCGCGATATTTACGCCGTAATCAGCCACAAGACCAAGCCAAACGCCTATTGACCCACTTTACCTCCTACCAAGGCTTTGTGCTCCTTGGCTCATTTTGGCTTGATCACGCGCCTTCTCTTCAGCATCATTCTTCAGCTCATAAAAAGCTGCCCATCCAATTAGCTCCTCTTGCGTCAAATGATGTGAAAGCTGGGCAACCGTAGTACCCAGCTCTTTGGCAAGAAAATAAATAAAATACCAATCGCTATTAGCTTTTCAAGTCAGCTTTCGCTTCCTCCACCTTGTTTTCCGCTCCAGAAGTCAACATGGCAAGCTGAATCTCTTGAAGGACAGAGGCGTCTACAGCATTCTTAAGCTGTGACTTTTCACCGTCCTGGAACAGGCGCTTGCCCTCAGCATCAAGAGCTTTTGCAATCATCATGCCTAAAGCAAAATCCACAGAATCGTCTGTTTCGGACTTTTTTTGGATTGATTCGCGCTCGGCAATGGTCAAAGGGTGCCAATAAACCTCTAGCACCACTTCGTCCCCGTCTTTTACTTCATGCTTATAAAGCTGGCTAATGCCAAATTTGTTCCGAAGCAGCTCGGTAGCACGCATGAAATAATCTCGTTTCGACTAATATACTATACGACTGCTGTAAATTGGCAAGAAATAATTCCAAGGAAGTGAGGACGATCTTCTAGCTCTAAAGCGTTTGGTCCAGTAATGTCTAAAACCCTTGGTGACACACTGAATGTATCGGTGTAGCCAGTAGCATTAACAGACGTTAAGCCGTCAATTACTGACTCGCTGACTGCTGCAAGCGCTGCCGTACCAGCAGATTTAGGCACGTAAACGTTGCACTGAATAACTCCGCTGTAATAGTCGGAGGCCGCTCCATGATTCTGAAGCGTTGACTGATTAAAGGTAATGCTCATCGACACGTATTTTTTAGTTTTGCCCGGTGTCGTAAATCGAACATTGTCGTAAACCATCGACACCGTGTTGTCTGCAGCAACTACTGCATCAGTTACCGCTTTTTCAAAAGCAGCTCTAGCGTTTACAAGAGTCATGAATCTTTCCTCAAGACGCTTGTAGGTGGTTTCAGCCTAGGAACGCCTTTGCTTGTTTCTGGAATTGCACCGGCAACTCTTGGCATAGGTACAACACCTGCCTTGATACTAGCAAGAGCAGGATTCTCTTTAAATATCTGGTCAATTTTTCCTTTAATGCCTTGAATATAAGCATTAGTCAAACCATCTTCTAAAGCATAAGCAGCGTAGTGCGCTTTGTTTCCGATATACACAGTCTTGTATTGCTTAAAATTAGCGTAGAAACCATTTTTGTTAAAACGTCGCTTGATTGCGCCCATATTTTTTTTGATGCCCCACGGAGTTTCTACGCCACCCTTGCCCGGAGTTGGCTTGTGATAGACCTCGCGCCAAGGTTCCCTGTCTCGCCTGTTTCGATCACTCTCTTTTTGAGTTTCTCTGCCAACACCACCACCTGCCTGAGCTTTCCAGCTTGACGCAAAGTATCCCGTATAAACAGGACTGTTTTGAGGGGTAGCTAGATCATCTAAAATTGTATTAACAAGCTTGTTAAAAGCCCTGTCAAAATATGCCTCGTAGTCGGTTTCAAAGTCAAAGAGGTCGTGATTTACAGATTTAGCCATCAGAACACCACCTGCAAGATGAATAAATACTCTTGCCCACCTTTGTAAGTTTGAATATCAGTGATTTGGGCAACCCTGTTGGACCCTGCATATTTAACACTTACGCTATCCTCAAAAGTTGGCTGATTGTCGCCAATCAAGTCTGGAGTGATGTAAAGCTTTGCTGTTCGCTTTTCAGCTTCATCCTCCTCCTCTGATCTTACAAACTCAATTGGTGCGTCAAAAGAGTAAGAGGTGTCTGTCGTCGTTAACGTACCAGTGCTGGTGTTATACGTTGGCGACACCTTGCGGGTGTAAGTAATTGTCGTGTCAAGGGACTTGCCCAGATCAGCGACAACTGATTTGGCAACGCTTTTGAATAAACTGTCTAGTGCTCCTGGCATCTCAACCCCTCACAGTACGAACTTGGTAAGAGCCAGAACCTCCAAGACAATAAGCACCAAGATAAGACTGCAGCCAAGGGTAAACGTCGAATACGTTATTGACAGTTCCAGTAGCTTGGCTAGAAGTGTTGTACTTGACTTCGAGTTCTCCGAGCTTGACCTGCTCGTATAACCCCGTATCGCCGGTAGTCCCTGTAATCGAGTCCGTGTCATTTGCTAATGCACGTGCCAGTTCATAAGTAGCGTACTTAATGTCTGCTGGAATAGCACTGCAAGTTAATTCAACG